AAAGTACAAAGGCCCAAGGTCGGAGGTCGTGGACTCAGACCGTTTCCTATGCCCCAGCCATGCAGAATCTATACAAGATGCTGACATCGTTGTTGAAATGTATGACAAAGATTTGAATTGGGCTAAGGAGATGTTCCTTGAGCGTGAATGGTTAAGCTTTGGGGATTTTTACAATTTATTAAATAAGGATGCTAATCCAAGAAGTCCGATTGAAAAGAATGAGGAAAGAACTGAGAATTTAGATTTTGATTCCGAAGAAAATCCGAGCATGCAAGTTCTTGAATGTTGGATGAAGAGAGATGTTCTCGGAACAGGACAACCTCAGGAATTTTGTATATTCATAGATCCAGAAACAGAAAAACCAATCTTCTATGAATTCGTAGCAAAATTAACTCCAGATAACCATATTCCATATACAGTAGTATCTATTGGAAAAGAGCGTAATAAATGGTGCGGATATAGTTTACCCGAAAGAATCCGTTCTTTTCAGGAATATGTAGACAAACAATTTAATTCCCAAAGCTACCGTAATGAACTCGCTGCGAATCCGATCATCGGTGTCAACCCACAGGCCGTGGAAGATGAGCCTGAGGATGTAGAATTGCATGCTGGAAAAATATTTGAATTAAAGGATCAATATAGCATTGATGACTTCATGACCTTCGCCGCTGTGCCTAATGTCGACATCCGTACCCAGGATCTAATTGATTTTGTATTTGGAATTGTTCAGCTCTGGCTTGGCGTTTCCAATATGGCACAGGGAGATTATCAGGCATTGGCTCCTGCTAATACAGCGACTGGAGTAGAAGCAACATTGCGCGAGGCATCCAAGATTGGTCGCCGATGGATGCGTAGAATTGTCCGTGGATTTGAGGATCATTTGACTAAACTTGTACAAGTATCTATGGCCACCATTGATGAGGAAGAAGTCTTTGAATACATGGAAGGAGATGTCCGTGCATTCGGTGTTATGTCTCCCGATGCAATTAGAGATATCGGAATCAATGTTCGAGTCATACTGTCGCAGGACCAAGGTCAAAGGGCTATAGAAAAAGCAAATCTAGCATTGCAGACACAGGACAGATACTTCCAATCTCCACCAGAGATGCGCCCATTTATGCGTCCTATGCTTAAGCGTATTCTTGATGCCATGGGATTTGAAAAGACTGATGAATTACTTCCTCCCGAAGCTCCCGCCGATCCAAAATCTGAAGCTGAAATTGCTAAGATGTTAGGTGACAATGCAGCGTCGCAGGGGGAGAGTCCTGAACCAACCGATGGCGTTCAAGCAGCAACTGCTGGTATGGGTAATAGTAACCCACAAGGCATGAACCAATATCAAGGATAATGCGCAAGTACCGCAACGGTAAGCAGTCTCGTGAACCGAGGCAGCTTTCAAAATACTCTCCCGAATACATTCAGTATCGGGGAAACCGTGGCGGCTACTCTGTTAAAGTCGGATTGTGCGATATAACCGGTGACGGGGATGCGGACACTATATCTGTCGCATGGAGAAATCCAGCCAGTGGTAAAGTAGAAAACTGCACCGTCAGTATTCCTCAGGCTCAGGCTCCAACATCCGGCCCATCAAACCTAACCGCAAGCGAAGCAGTTCCAGCCAGCGGCCCGTCAAATCTAACCGCAACCGAACAACTTGTCGCACCAACTTCCGGCCCATCAAATCTAACCGCAAGCGAAAGCGTTCCAGCCAATGGCCCAAGCTCATTGACTGCAAATACACATTTAGCCTTTGGCCCAACGAGTATGACAACATCGGGCTACACCGATAGTGCGGGGCGTGCATGGTTTTCATCATACAGTACATCTGGATACACATTAAATATCGCTTCCAACGGCACCGCTTCCTTAGATAAGCCTGATGGTACAATGGAGACGGTGTCAGACATTAACGACCCAGTACCTGGAACTACTGGAACTTGGACAATAGCATCTATATTTAACTATGACTATGTTGGAGATGGTGGGAACTACGTCAGCTCTTTCAATCTAGTTTCGTAACAATTTATGTCCGACCTAGTAGTATTCGATCAGCTTGCTGATATAAAAAAATTAACGACCGATGAATCTTTTATCCATTTGGAAAAGCGTTTTCAAAAGGAGCGCGCAAGATACCTCGCAAAAATGCTCGATCGGGACACAACGCCCGAGGAGACTATACAGACAAAAGCAGTCATTAACGCTCTTGAAAGCCTATCGCCGATGGCTCTCGCGGAAAAAGTTCTTAAGATCGAAGTAAAGAACCGCAAGGTTTCACATCCCGAAATGTTCAAGGTTAAGCGCCCCGCAACCGGTTGAGAGGTTTACGCTTTCAATCCATCCTATAATCATATTTTAACCACAAACTTTTAAATATCATGGCAAATATAAACCTAGCTTGGACTAACCCTACAGAAACCGATATAGATAACATCTGCGTTCACAGATTTGATACTGACCAGTCTGCAACTTACGCGGATGACACTCTAATTAGTGCAACTGATGCGGCCGCATTCGCAGCTTCAGCCACTACCGTTTTGAATCTATCTGACGGATCATACACTTACTCCTCTGGAGCTGCCTCTTTTACTGACACAGTATCAGCTGGAACATACACTTACGGAGTTTTTTCAAAAAACCAAACTGGTTACGGTCCGGGCGAAGCTCAGACAATAACTGTAGCATAAGGTTAATATCTCATGCCCCTCGTATCTCGCTGGGGCTCGGTAGTAACGACGGTTCCTCCAACCGAGCCAGGGGCTAATAACCCACAACCTGTAACCCTCGTCCTCAGGCCGTTACCTATTGACCAACCGTCAAAGGCCGAAAGCCTTGGGTCGAAGGCTGGAGATCCTGCACCTATTAAAGCATGAGCACTACCCGACTATATAAGAATGGTAAACCGCCAAGTAATCCGAAGAGTTTAACTCGTCGGGATATAGTTCGGGATTCAGCTAAATTTAAAACGCTTGAGCGGGAACATGATCCACTAAGACGATTTGGCGGATCCGTTGGAGCGGCATACATTGACAGTGATGGGGATGGATCGCTTGATAAGATTATACGAGTAACCCGTGGCGGATCTCTTGGTATATCAAAATATCCCGAAATTCCTGCATCCGTAGATCCTCCCGTTTCTGGCCCATCAGGCTTAACCGCAACCGAAAATGTCCCGGTATCTGGCCCAAGCGGATTGACCGCATCTCAACAGATTGATCCTCCAGTCTCTGGCCCAAGCGGTTTAACTGCAACCGAAGCAGTTCCAGTCTCCGGCCCATCAGGATTAACTGCAAGCGAAGCAGTTCCAGTCTCCGGCCCATCAGGATTAACTGCAAGCGAGAATGCTCCAGCAACCGGCCCGAGCGGATTGACTGCAACCGAAGCAGTACCTGTCTCCGGCCCGAGCGGTTTAACTGCAACCGAAGTAGTTCCAGTATCAGGCCCGAGCGGTTTAACTGCGACCAAACTAACTTTAAACATTGCACCGTTTTCAACCGATCAGGATGCACTTGTTGCAACCACTCCCGCGGTCGGAACTGTTAAGTACAGCAGCGATGTCGAGCGCTTGTTTATTTACGACGGAACTGACTGGCACAACTACGTATAATGGGTGACATAAAGGTATTCAACAGCGCCGGTCTAAATGACAGCGAGGATACGGTTACCAGTCTTGGTGGAGTAGTTGGTCGGGTAAAAGATCTGTTTCTTTCAAAAACTGAGGCTCAGGTCATTGAGGAAAAGGTCGAAGTAAATACTCAAAATGTTACTCAGGTAGTGGAAGATGCTCCGGTGTCACTTAACACTTTTAAGGAAATCGCTGATAACCTGGATGTTAACGAATTCTTCGCTGCTCTTGAGGATTAAAAATAAAATTCGAGCAACCGATTGAATCGATTCTGATTTTATACGAATATCAATTAACCACAAAAACCTATGGCAAACATCTTATCACAAATCGGAACCGCAGTAGGCGGAAAATTAGCAGAAAAACTAGACTTAGCAGGGGGTACGGTAACCGGATCATTGGTTATACCAGCACCTACGGCTGAGTCTCAAGCAGCTCAAAAGGCTCAAGTTTCTGCTTTGGAATTATCTATCGGGAACTACGCAACTTTTGTTGCAGCAATTGCTGATGTAACTGTTACTCACTCCGATACTGCGGCTAATATTCAGTTAATAACCGGTGCGACCAATGGAACCATAGCGGTTGCCAGTGATACTAATGTAATTTACTACGCTGACGGTGGTGTTTGGAGCATCAGTACAATTGACAATATTAAGGCAGACGCTCTTGCAGCCGGCCAGACATTAAATATTTCAGGAGACACTGAATCCAACATCCGGTCGCGATCCAGTGATGCTACCGGTACTATCATGTTCGGAACTGATACCTACGATCTCTACATCTTCGATGGTACTGATTGGCAAACTTATAACAACGACGCATAATGAGCGATTTAAACGTACATACTACAGCAGAAATTAACGCGCTAACCCCGATTACCGGTGACCTAGTAATCGACTCCGATCTTAACGCAGTAAAACTTTATGACGGAGCCGCTTGGAAAACATTTACAACTGATGCAACCTCAGTTCCCTACCAAAACCGCTGGGGCGTAAGCTTTGATGGATCATCAGATTATCTGTCACTCGGAGACTTGTCTACATTAAGTAGTGCGTCAAGTTTTTCAATTAGTATGTGGGTAGATTTATCTAATTGGAGTGGAGCCGCAATTTATGTTCCGTTTACATCGGGTACGGGTAACTCAGACCGTGTCTGTTTCTATCTTAACTCTTTAAATGAGGTTCGTTTCGGGGTCAATGGTTCTGTCGGTACTTGCTTATTTAACCTATCAACACCAGTAGACTACCGTAATTCAGGTTGGCATCATTTGGTTGGGGCATACAACGGAACTGATGTAACTTTATTCTTTGACGGTACTCAAGTTTCAACTACTACTTCTAGCGTCCCAACATCAACATCTTCTACGATTGGAAATAGTGCTGCTATCGGTAGAGAAACTTGGTCAAGTAGTCGTTATTATAACGGAAAAATAGATGATTTGGCAATATTTGACTCCGCGCTAGACCAAACCGCGATCACCGCACTATACGGCGGAGGCACTCCTTCAGAGGTTACCGGAGCCGCGGGCTATTGGAGAATGGGAGACGACTCAAATGATTCAGCAACCTCAGGCGGTTCTATCGCAACCATAACCGACTCAAGCGGAAATGGGAATGATGCAACCCAGGGAACTGCAAGCAGTCAGCCTACATTCTCAGACTTAACCGGCGAATCGATTTACGTATAAGCTTTAACCTTAATTTATAATACCATGGCAGCAATAGATACAATCGCAGACAGAAGCACCGGATCCGCAATCGCGGGCAAGGCTTATTTCGAAACCTCGACAAATAAACTCATCGTCTTTAATGGCACCGCATGGATCGAGCTCGATAGCGATGGCGTTGGCGCGGTTTCATTCGAAAACCGCTGGGGCGCAAGCTTTGATGGCTCTGATGACTCTTTTACATTTACCGGTTCAACCGATATTCAGCTCGATCAAACCTACACTGTTTGCAGCTGGTTTAAAATCAATAGCACTTCTACTCAACCACGAGGGTTAATTACTTGGGGGTCAGCTAACTTAGGTAAGGGTAGAGGGCTTTACTTTAATGGTTCGAAGGTAGGTTCTTTTGGGTACGGTGGTTCTTATAATATAGACAGTAGTGCTGACATTTCTACGGGTGTGTGGTACCATGTCGCTGCTACTTATGATGGGACCACAGTAAAGTTGTATATAAACGGAACGTTAGACACATCATCTACTATTTCTTTGAATAGTTTTACTTATAGCGTGACGTGCATTGGGGAGTTGTACTACTCTCCAACTACTAGCACCCGGCACTTTGACGGTTATTTAGACGATCTTGCGCTCTTTAATACTACTTTATCCGCAGCCGATATAACAAAAATTTACAACGGAACCGCGCCAAACGGAAAACCTAATGATCTAACATTAGCAGCATCATACGATACCTCTAATCAAGATCAGAATCTTGTAGGATACTGGAGAATGGGAGATGATTCAAGTGATACCGCATCCGCAAATGGATCCATCGCAACCATAACCGATTCAAGCGGAAATGGAAATGATGCAACTCAGAGCACTGCAAGCTCGCAGCCTACATTCAAGGCGCTTGCGCAATCGGTCGGGACAACGCTAAGCTTTGATGGATCTAATGATTATTTAACCGTAACTCAAAATAGTGATATAAACATAACTGGAGACCTTACGGTTTCAGCTTGGGTCAGGCTGTCCCAAATTTCAGGATATAACGCTGTATTAACAAAACGAGCTGTTAGCGGCTCTATGAATTACCAGTTTACTATTAACTCCAGCGGGAAAATAGGATTGGGGCATTCAGGCGGTTCTTGGGTTTACGACACTAACAGTTTAACCGTTGACACCTGGCATCATGTAGCTGCTACCGTTTCAAGTGGAACCGTTCAGTTTTATATAGACGGTGTAGCAAAATCATCCGATACCGGATTAACAATAACTGGTGATACTAATGATTTAACTATAGGAGCTACTGTAGGCTACAACTACTTTAGCGGAACAATAAATGAGGTTGCGATTTTCAGTACAGCGCTTTCTACATCCGACATAACCTCATTAGCAGCATCCCAAACCGCTCATATCGTAAATGATTTAAGCTTAAGCCCTGTTGCATACTACCGCATGGGAGAAGACGACAGCTTAACTGATGGAGCATCCGCATCTCAAATTACAGATGCATCCGGAAATGGAAATCATGCAACGCAAGCAACAGCGGCAAATCAGCCAACCGCTAGCATTGAACCTATAATCTACGTATAAATTTTAACACCAATCTCAACATTAAATATTATGGCAACTAAATATATATTACTTAATACTCCTGAGGAGTTTGACGCAAAAGAAGCAGAGATGAAATCTTTGCTTTCTATCCCTGATAACGCTGGAACTAGCAAGTACGCTGAGTCCGCTATGATTGATAATCCCGATCATGCTGATTACGGAATGTTCTTGTTCCCGGTTGTAACCGAAGGAAAATGGAAATGTGATCAGCATTTTAGCGCTGACGAGCTTGTTGATCACGATTCTTCCTGGGCGAAGCCAGTAGAAGAACCCGCATAACTTTTAAGCGGGGGTTGTATTAATTACGACCCAGGATCCTGAGCCTAAGTGCACATACAATTTATTCGTATCTGTTCCTAGCGCGATTGATCCCGCTGGATCACCACTCCTAGCTTTAATAACGGCCTCGGTATCGATTATTCGAACGAGGCCTTTTTTGCTGTCTGTCACCAAACGAACGGCGGTGCCTATTTCTGCTGTTAAACTCATTCGAATGAAACCCCCAAACTTTCTTCGACATCCTCCGCTTTATAGCGAATGACTCGCGCATTAATTTCTTTCCTTTCCCAATTCCATTGTTTAGCCCATCGGCGAACGGTACCGGGAGAGACATCCATCCTTTCACGAATAATTCGTGGCGAAAGATAACGATTTTTTGTTACGCCCATATTCGTTTATATACGGTCATAACCGGTCTAAGCGACCGGATGTAAAACAGTAGCAACCGATTGAGAAAGACCCTTTAATTTGGGATGATGCACATGTCGAGATAAATCTGTTTCGATTTTTCATAACCACTATTAATTAATTACTATGTCAAATATTCTCCAACAAATCGGTGCAGCAGTTAAAGGTAAAGTCGATGGCGTTCAAGCCAACGTCGATGCTGAAGAAACTGCAAGAATCGCAGCAATCACTGCTGAAGCGAGCTCACGTTCTTCTGCTGACACCACTTTACAATCTAACATTACTGCTGAAGCATCTACCGCTCGTGCTGCTGAAGCTGCAAACGCAACTGCAATTACTTCTGAAGCTAGCACCGCTCGTGCTGCTGAAGCTGCAAACGCTAGCGACATTTCTGACGAAGAAACTCGTGCTACTGCTGCTGAAGGTGTTCTTACCACTAACTTGGCTAGTGAAGCTTCTACCGCAAGAGCTGCTGAAGCTGCAAACGCTACCGCAATAAGCGACGAAGAAACTGCTCGTATATCTGCTGTTTCCTCTGAAGCTTCAACTCGTGCTTCTGCTGACACCGCCCTTCAAGGCGAAATTGACGCTGAAGAAGTTCGTGCTGCTGCTGCTGAAGGTGTTCTTACCACTAACCTCGCAACTGAAGTTTCCGATCGCCAAACTGCTGTTACTGCTGAAGCAACAACCCGTGCGGCTGCGGTTTCCAATCTCGACACTATCAAAGCTAACCTCGCAGGAGCTGCTTTCACCGGTGCTGTTTCTGGTACTGACTTAACTCTTAGCGGAAATCTTACCGTTACTGGTACAACCACAAGCATTGAAACTGTTAACTCCCAAGTTAAAGATTCAATCATGCTCCTTAATGACGGAGCAGCTGGTAGTTCTACCAACGCAAATGACGTTGGACTTATCATGGAGCGTGGATCTAGTGAAGATAATGTTGCATTGGTATTCGACGAAGGTGAAGACAAATTCGTTTGTTACAAAACCTCCGCTGCTGCTAGTTCAACCGACATCTCTAGTGACGATTCAAGCGCTACTCTTATGGACATCAAAGTTTCTGATGTTTATGTTGGATCCGATAACCTCGGTTCGTACAACGACTTTAGCGTAGCTTTAGGATAAGCCTAATCTAGCTTACTGATTCTCCTAAGGGGTCGGAGGTCCATTCCTTCGACCCCTTTTTTCTCTAATGAGAGCCGTTCTTTTAATAGTTACAACGCTTAGTTTTTTTTCGTCATGCTCGATGAGATCCTTTGTTACTCCAGCGGCAACAATTTCAGGTGCGGCTGTAGGGGCAATTGGTGGCCCCGGAGGCGCAGCCCTTGGAGCTGGGACAGGATATGCTGCGGGTCGAATTTATGAATTGGATGACGAAAAGAAAGAACTCGTCGATTCCATAACAAAAGGTGATGTCTCTGCCATTGTCGCATCCGGGCTTCAGGAGCATCAGTCTGGATTTGACGAATTTACCGGTTCTATAAAGAGCATTCTTATGGTCGCTGGATCGGTTCTTCTCGCTTACCTCCTTATCCCAATATTTCTCGTTAAAAAGTGTGCGAAGCAAGAAGCTATAAAACACATGACTAGAGCACCGTTCCCCGTTAAACCCCCGCCCAGAAAATGAAAAATATAAATCTACTAAAACAATACATTAACACTCTTTCCTTTCGCGGAAAAGCCCTGTTCGCCACTATTTCAATCGCAATCCTTTGCGTAATTTGGGAGCTCGTATCATGAATGACACAACCCCTATTATCGGAATGATTGGAACCGGTCTCTCTTTCACTCTCGGTCAATGGAATGACATCGTCGGATTAGCCGCCGGTCTGTTGACCTGTACATATATGATCTGGAAATTACTAAGTCATGCCAAAAGAAAATACATCAAAAAAGACTAAAGAAAAGAAAATGTGTGGCGATAAATGTATCGCTCCCACCGTCTGCAAAGAAATCTTTAAAGGACAATGTGCATTAGAAATGATGCAAAACGAAAAGAGCGAGTCTCCTATTGAAAAACCCGGTAATATAACCGGCAAAAAGAAGTACTAAAACGCTTTACAACCGGTTACGACCGTCCGCGACATTCGGTAATGTGCGGATATGGAAACAGCTATCGCGGAGGTTGAATCCCCGCAAGAAACTATTGAAGAAACGAGCATCGAGAATGCCTCAACTGAGGATATTCGGAATGCTTTAGGTATAACGCCAGAGACCGCCGAGCCTGCGACCGAGGAACAAGTTCAGCAGCCTGAGGATAATATCCCAGAGCCGCAAGCCGAAGCCGAAGCCGAAGCCCAGGAGCCGGAGGAATCAGAAGAGGAAAAACTCGCAAAAAGACGAATCCGTCCAAGAAACGAGTTAGATCAGCAAGTCATAGATCTTTACAGATCCGAAGGCTTTAGCGGATCCTTTGCTGACGCCTCCCGTGTAATTTACGGTCAGGATGTTCAACCATCTTCCCAAACAACTTATCAGCCCCAGGAACAAGTCGAGGCGTCCGAGCCCGATCCTATTCAAGGCATTGATAAACAAGCAGACGACATACGGGCTACTATCATGGAGCTTGAAGGAAAAGTCGAGAAAGCAGCAGAGGATCTTGAGACCACCGAAGCATTACGTCTTCAGCGTGAGATCATGAAAAAGGAACTCGAAGTGCAAACCTTGACTCTCCGTAAACAGCAAATGGAAGAGGCTCAAAGTCAGCAAGTTTATCAGACCCATCGGAGTAAAGCGATGGAGAGTAGAGACAGAGTTTATGAAAGATTCCCCGCATTGCAGGATAAGGCTTCGGTCTATCGTAAGCAGTTCGATGATTATGTTTCACAAGCTCAGTCCGACCCCGACTACGCCGCAGTTTTTGATTCGCCAAAATGGCCAGAATTACTCGCCAACGAATTCGCATCAGTATCGCCCGCACCAGCCGTTGCGCAACAGCCTCAAGCCGTTGCCCCTCAGCCGCAGGCACCACAGATGGGGACTCAGGCGAAGGTCTTGACGACAGGAACTACGGCACAACCTGTAAACGCCCCGATCACCCCGGACGGCTTACTTCAACAGCTTCCTAATATGAACAAAGATGATATCTATGCTCTGCTTGGAAATCCTGGAGGAGCACAGCCACTGAGGTAGTAGGAGCAACAATCCTAATCTCAAATAATTAAATAAAATGGCTACAAAAAACTTCGGGACCCCCGGTTCCCCAATAGACCCAATCACCACGGATTCGAATACAAATATCGATCTCCGCAACAAAACAACCTCCTACGCCACTCTTCTTGACGGCGATTCTAACTCTGACTTGCGTTCACGTCTTTGGTCTGAGCTCGTATCTCGCGACGCTCGGGAAAAAAACGTATTCGCAAAGTTCATCGGCGGCGAAGGAAGCGGTAAACCAATCACAGAAAAACGCGATCTTAGCGCAGGCGGATCAGACAAAGTAACATTCACTACTGTTGCTCCTATCAGAGGACAAGGTGTTCGTGGAGAAGAAATTCTCAAGAACGCTACCGATACTCTTGATTTCGGAACATTCAGCATTGAAGTTGACCTTGTTCGTCATGCAGTTTCCTGGACACAAGTCCTTAAGCTCATGAGATTCACCGGTAAGACAATTGACCAGCTTTCAGCTGAAGTCATGTCCGAATGGATGAGCCGTACCGAGCAAGACCAAATCCAATACGCTCTTCGTCAAATTTGTGCTGCTAAAGGTGCATCAAATACGCTTAGCGGATATGGAACCGGAGCATCTGGTGACCTTAAATATGTTGACGGATTAAGTACCGACATCATTCAGGAAGCTAAACAAGCTCTTATCGCTAACGGTGGTGAGCCAATGAACACTGGTGGAGACGAGAACCAAGAAATTCCTGGTTACTTATTCTTCGCTCCTGACGCTTGCTTACGCCCATTGCGTTCAGATCCTGATTACTTAGAAGCTATTACCCAAGCTGACGCGCGTGGAGCAGACAACAAGTTGTTCTCCGGTTCATACGCTAAGTGGGATAATAACATCATTGCTAATCACAATGTTCTCATCGACACCGCTCGTGGACGTCAAGGTTCTCCTTTACTTCCTACCTTCTATGCTTTCGAAGCAATAGCTGACGCGGGTAACTCTACCGTAACTATCGGTGGATCTGACGGTGACTATGTTGCTAACTTCCGTGGTGTGTCTATCAGAATCCCTGGTGGCGGAGGAGTTGACCTTGTTAACGATTCCGGAACTCATCATATTCTTGGTGTAGATACTGACGGAACTGTTGCATTGTACGAGTACACCTCTCAGTCAACATCCGAAAGCTTAGTATTGACCCGTGTAAGCGGTGACGGCGGATTAACCGGTAATGTTAAAAGCGGTGACGCTTTCAACAATGGTGCATTATTCGTTCAAGCTAACGTACTCGGAACCCCAATCGGTTATGCATTAGCCATGGGTAAAGACGCGATGTACTACGCAAAAGGAAAAATCTACGGTGAGCAAATCTTCCATTACGACGATTTCGCGAACAGTGGTAACGAAGCACACTTGTCAGCTGTTGGTGTTCAATCCGTTTACGGAATGGGCGCACGCAAGGACACTCGTGGCAGAATTCCTTCTGTTCAACTTATCGAAGTTGTTCGTCAGGTTCCTGGTCTTTCTTTGACCCAGTAAGCCTAAACCTAATGGTTCGGAATTTCCCCTCCCATTAAACCCTCGGCCTCTCTCCTGCGACTCGCGGGGGAGAGGCTTTTTTATATCATGAAAATAATAATAATTGGAAAAAGTAATCAAATGGGTGCAACACCCAATATTAGACTTAAAGGCATGTCTCAAATGAGATATAATTTCTTATGGGATCCGGAGATTAGGCATTTCGCTTATGAACCGAAAGACCAAAAGGAAGCGGATGATATTTTCAGGACACAGGGTCGGATTTACCGAACCATGTACTTTTCTGTTTGGCTTGATACTCCTAAAGCTGAGCCTGAGGCTAAGGTCTCTGCGGGTGCAAAATCTCGTCCAAAGCCAAAGCCTAAAGCTAAAAGCCAACCGGTCGCAGAAGCGGTTTCTAGTGAATAAAATGGCTTCATGGCCGCGATTACATATCTGTCCCTAAAGGATCAGCTTTCTTCTATGCTCGGCGCTGATTCAGCCGCCGATCTTCCACAAATCGATCAGGATCGGATTGGTATTTATATCAATCAGGCGTACCGTGAATGTTACACTCCGATTGATGGTAAGCGTCCAATGTGGGCTGAGAAAAAGTTTACTCTGTCATATACTGCCGATCAGGCGGGTGCTGATTTATCTAAGGAAATAACTTCGGTTAATAAGATTCCGGTGCTCGTAGGCGAAGGTCCACTTTCTCCAATGACTGGGCCAGAAGCTGAGATAAGAGCCCGATCGCTTTTCTCTTGGGATTTTAGATCACCTTCTGGTCGCGGTCTTAATTTTCCTCATTACAAAGATAATGAACCGGAAAAAGGTAGACCAATTTGGTACTATATAGATAACCGTGATCATGGAACTGATACTGAAGTAATTCCAAGATTCTACCTTTATCCTGTTCCGGAAAAAGCCTACACCGTTGAACTTTTTGCTAATATTGTACCCTCCGAATTAAGCCTTGATACTGACACCCCAAGAATTCCATCCGATTTGGTTTGGGATATTATGTATCCAATGGCTCAGGGAAAATTACTTTCTGATCCCCGTTATAATGGGGATAATAAAGAATTTATCGCTCGCATGGCGGATGAAGCAAGAAAGCGTCTTCGTCAAATGGTTACTCCTCAAAAACATAAAGGCTCGCTGAGATTAGGTAAACGGGTCGGTTGGTAATGGCTCGGGATCTGACAATTCGGCCATTAGGTCGTCCTAAGGTATCGAAAGATAACCAGGCTGGGTTTCAGCGTGTAGCTCGTAGGTATGTAGTCCAAGGTCCGAGGGCTAGTAAAGTCGGGATTGTTGATGTAAATAATCCTTTATTTTTACCTGTCGGAACTGCGGATGAAGAGTTCACAGATCATCTTTTAACAAATCAGCAAATTGAGCCATCTCAAGGCTCAATGGATAAAGCTTATCTTGTACGCGAATTTACTGAAATACGAAATACTTGGAGTTCTGAAGCTGTTACTGAAAGCGGTGATTTGAGAAGAATGCAAAGAAAATATGCTGTTATTCGAGCTGAGCATGCTCTTGGATATGGAGCTACTGAATGGGCTAATCACCCACATAATACGTCTACTCCTTCGAATGATCCGTGGGATTATCTTCCTGAAGTAGTTAAGGCTACTGAACCAACTTCTACAGGCTACAGTCTTTTTTCAAAGGCTGGAAGCACTCCTCTTGGATTAAAACCTCCTATGATTGAAACTAACGGAGTTTCATTTGGTAACATCCCTATTGTAAGCATACATTCTGAACCTCACGTATCTTTAGGCTCAGCGTTGTCCCATGTTGCCAGTGGCCTGAGTAGTTTAAGTTGGCTCCGTGCCACCGTTACCGTTGATTCATCAAATCCCGGAATTGATGTTTGGAGCGTAAGCTGGGCTGCGCCAGTTACGGATTACTGGACTAGTAAAGAAGGTAAGAAATCTAACGGTGGTTCTTCAGCACCACCTTCGTATTTTGATTTTGATCATAATGGTGTTAAGCTTTTACGACTCGGGAAAAAGGCCAGTGGTGGAACTTCTCAGGTTGTGTACAAAACATACATTTCTTTTGTCGTTGGTGAAGATCCTGGAGAAGAACTATCATCTTTATTTAATGGTGGTGGGTCTACACTTGGTTCCGCTGTGTCTATGGATTTTCATTTTGTTGGTATTGATGGAAATAGTAGAACCGCTAGCTTTCGAGAGGCTATGTCAAATACATGGAAAGCAATCGATACCACCGATGGTGTATTTTTCCCGGGCACAGGAACTGGGATGCAGGTAGGTGATGTAATACCGGATACTTCAAGCAGTCAGGTTGCTTTTAAAAACGCTGATGCTAACGATGTTCTTAACGATCAAGCTGATATAAAAGTTGCTGAAGGAACTGCTAAATCGTACATATTTAATTATGTTCACCAAAAAGGTGCTTCATATCCACTGTATCAAGGTCAGCCAATTATGAGAACCGCTGGCCGTATGGATTGGACACACTACTACGACCGTTCAAGTAACTACTCTTCGACCGGCGGCTCTTCGATAGCACCAATATTTTCCCACGGAAATCAAAGAATTTGGAAAATCCAAACGGTGTTTATCTCATGAGCGATTTTACAAGCGATTTAAATGCTGAGAAGTTAAGTGAGATTGAAACTAAGATTCAAGAACTTGATTCAGAAGTTGCTGAAAATCGGGGTGACATTGATCGTTTAGAAATTATTGAGTTTTTTGACCGGAGTGAAGAGTCCCGACAAGTAATTGTTCACTGGTTAGAAGATGTCGATGGGGATTCTATTGTCTCAATAGGTAATGCAAAAGAAGAGTTTGTAAATTTTTCTGAAGAACGAGCGGAAGATCCAAATGAGCATCAAGTATCGCATGGTGATGTTTTAGTTATCGGCGGTGATTGTCCATGGTATGCCATTTGTGCAAAAGTAGATCGTGGTGTTGGTGGTGGTGATGTCGGATTTCAGGCTGAAGATCCAATAGATGTTGCGGGTACCGAATTGGAAAATGGCGAAGCTTATAAAGAATTTGTAGTTTGGGGTGGGTGCGGGACTGGAGATGGAGATGGGAGTGGTTGCGTGGGTACTCCAAGTTCAGTCTGTATTTCTACAGCAACCGCTTCAACAAGTAGTAGCTCTGGCCCACCTATTAAAATGACGGAGATAAGGACGCCTGTCCCAGCTCCGAATCCATTATCGACTGACTTTACCTTTAATTCAGGACTCTCTGATTTTACAGTTGTCGAAGATAGTAATGCGACTCCTGAAAGTGGTGAAAGCTTTTTAGCATTTGAGGATAATATTACGGCTGATGATATCTGCCCGGATGGATGTGGTGTAAAACTAAACCTCAAGAAAACTGAAATTGAGAAAAAGCTGCATAAGATAAATGCCACACCTCTTGAGCAAAAAAAAGTTGTCATAACACCGAAAGAATTGGTGACAAAAGATTACACATCAATGACAGCTTCTCTTACTGTCGGTGATGCTACAATATCATCGGACAGTTGTGGTAATCTTTCTTCTTCGCCTGGATGTTCTGGTGGTGCTGCGGGTACGGTATTTGGTTTGGCTACTCTTACTCAAACAGGCACACCGGTAATAGAAGATGCTGATTTATTAGATGTTCAGGATGTGGATCCAGCTGATATCACTCCCGTTTCTGTGGGTAACTTAACACTACCAACAGATTTTACTCAGGGGGCTCTTAATTTATCTGATATTGATAATAAAAAAGCTTTTTTACCATTACTAGACGGTGTGGACTGCCCTAAAACTGAAACTTTAAGCTATACCGGTAGTCTCAGTATTAATATTTCGGAAGATACTAGTGATTGCGGAAGTTCTGATGACGGCTGTAAATCCATAACAATTTCGGTAACCCCAAGCGTAGGTCAACTTATTTTTAAATGCGGTCTTCTTGTTGATACGGTTGATCCAACATCCGCCGGTGTTACTCCGATAGCAAAAACTTTTAACGTACCGTGCGGTTGTGAGCTTTCTTGCGAAGAACGGAACGGCTCTGCGAATCTAACGACTTACACTGCTAGCTATAGCCCTTTGTCAGCGGGCAGTTCTTTTAATAATTCCAAGACTTCAATTCTCACTTTAGACCCGAGCACATGCAATTGGATAGGTGCAAGTAGCGCTCTTCTTACATTTGACGGTAATGTCACATGGACACTGACTATTTGGGGTTTTCAAACAATTACTAAGACGGGGCATTTTCCTTCAGGTGTGTGGCTCGATGATGGGGTTGACAGAATAACGATAACATGACCGACAAAGAAAAATCTAAAGGCTTGGGCGATACCGTAAAAAAGGTGACAAATGCTATGGGTATTAAGCAATGCGAGCCGTGCAAGAGGCGTCAGGAGAAACTCAACCGATTGTTCCCGTACAAGGATAAGGGTAAAAATAAAGGGTGAGGTTTTTCCGGATACCAGCCTTCACGGGCATTGAAACGCACCGCGATGACGCCGATCGGGGTAGCTTACGAGTAGTCGAAGGCTGCGTCCCCCACGGGCCGGGAGGACTGCGTTCAGGCCCTGTCTGGGAAAAACTTGGGGCCGTCAGTTTTTCTATAGATACTGATGAGAATAGTGTGATTGCTCATGATGACGGTAATGGGAATTCAGTTATCGCGGTTGCCCGTACTAATGAAGTTCACGAGCTGCAAGTCGTAAGTACTGAGCATACTGAAGTAACCGCATTAGGCTCAAGTTATCAGGTAGTAGCTTCCGACTTATACCGGTCGGAAAAATCATCTATCACTCCAATCGGGAACAGAATGTACGCTATAGGTGACGGAACTGCTGAAGCTACTTATTTAGGAAAGGGACCGGTAACTAAGCCTGATCACGAAGTGTTCCCAAATCAAACTTTGTACGATCTCGAATGGTCTAGATTTCCGAATTGTCAGTTCTATGTACAAGGTCCGAAGAAAACAATTTTTGCAGCTGGCAATCCTGATAAGCCTTTAACAGTTTATATGACTGAGCCAGCAGGGCTGACTGATCCGTACAGAGACTCTCCATACTCAACCGAGTTAACTACTGAGCATGCTGGAGTCCTGAGTACCGTAGACATACTA